AAGAACTCATAAATCTTTTCTGAGGTTCCCCATCAGGTAAAATAGAATCTGAAGCTAATGTGAAACCAACAACTGGTTCTCTTGTACCACCAGATATTTCTTCTGTATTTTTAACAACATCAATACGTCTAAAATATTTACCAAAATGTTGAGCTAAACTACCCTTTTCTGTAATACTTATTAAACTACCATCACTTAAACTTTCTTTTATAGCTTTTGGTTGTCTTCCATTTGAAATAAAAATATAAGGATGAACATCCCTACTCCCAATCCGTATACTATTACGGTGTCTTCCTTCAAACATCATATCACCATGAGTTTCATTTATGACATTTTGTTTTTCTAATTCATCATTTGGTATTTTTCCAAGTCTTTGAACTTCTTGTTTTTTAAAATTTACTGATTCACCTTTACTTCTTCTAATATTACCCTCTTCATCTTTTTTAAATATAGATTTTTCAGGTGTGTATAAAGTATCAGGATTAAAATTAGGTGAATTAGAAGTATTTAAAGGCCCTAAATAATAATTAACTCCACCAACAGTACACAATAAAACTGGATCTCCTAATGCAGGTAACTCATACATACCCCTAAACAATGGAAAATATCTATCATTCATATCAATGTTTGATTTTTCTTTTTGTCTTCCTTCAGTTATATGTGGTTTAGCTAATATACTCCCTATGTTTGTCATATTTCCATAACTAGCTATTCCATTAGGTGTTGCCGCCACGTCTACAACCACACCAGGTACAAATTGTAAATAGAAAGGTATGTTACTTTCTTTTCCAAAAGCACCTTTTATTTTTATATTATTAGATGTTGTAAATACTGAACCCATTTATCCCTCCGAATAACCTTTTTGAATTGTTTTGTCTTTTATACTTTCAAGACGATGACTTTCTTTTTGTAAATCGTCCACTGTATCTTGAAGTGTTCCCATTAATTCTGCTTTTTCTTCATCACTTAATAACATTGATTCATCGGATTCACCTTGTGATTTAGATATAATTCTTTGCAATACACCAGCGAGTTTTACCAAGTGTTCATCATTACGAACAGCCGTGTCCATATATTCTTTTATAATAGGTGCAACCAACACCACATCATCAATGGTTGTAATGAATCCATGTATCTCT